CGATGGCCTTGGCTCGCTGGTTGGGGTCACGGGGCATTCGGGATCGCTGCATAGCCCCGTAAGGATAGCCGGGGCGATGCGTAAGAGGCAAGGAATCCCGCAATCCAAATTGAGCCACTACCGGCGAACGGTGAGGGTTGCATCGTAATGTATGACGTTGTATGGCATCGGTGTGCTAGTGTGAGCCTAGTCGAATAGCCGTAGCCCAGCGCGACGTGTGGGTCTATAGCCAGCGCCGCCTAGTCCATCTGTAGTTCAGGCCGTCCCGATGGGCGGCTTTTCCATGTCCAGCTTGAGGACGCCGTGACGACGCTCACCTTCCGCCGTCCCACGGTGCTGCCGATCCATCGCGCCTCATGGGTGCGGCCGGCAGGGAATATCGACTTCCGGGTGACGCAGACGTTTGCCTCGCTGGATGGGTTCTACGCTGGCAAGCCGCACAATGCCGTAGACTTGGGAAACTTCCGCTGCGGAGACGCGGTGGTGGCGATGCTGGCCGGCACGTGCCGGCGGGTGAAGGACAACGCCACTGCCCTGGGCGCTGCGACCGATGCGCTGGGCCTGATCATCGACCACGGCTTCGGGGTCACGATCGAGTACTGGCACCTTCAGAGCTACAGCGTGCCCGACGGAGCCAAGGTCAGCGCCGGTCAGCAGGTCGCCATTGTGGGCAAGACCGGCCTCGGCAACGTGTGCCACCTGCACACCGAAGTCAAGCTCAACGGCGTCCGCATCGACCCCGAGCCGCTCATGTTCGGCGGCTCACTCAGTATCGGAGGAGATGACGTGAAGCTGCCCGGCAAGTTCCTGCGCCACGTCCAGAACCGCAGCGGCACCCTAACGTCGGGTTCCAACTTCCGGGCCGGCGTGATCGCGGGCGAGGATGCCTCGCTCGGTGTCCTGGCAGCCGGCACGCTGCTGTACCCGGTCGTGGTGGTGGCCGGACGCCCGGTCGGCACCGCCGCCGATGCAGCCGAGTGGTACGGCGCGCTGGCCTACGTCGGGAGCGCCTATCAGCTCGGCTTCGTGCATTCGTCGGTCCTGCCGCGCAACGCCGCCGGAGTGACGCTGACAGCCAGCGAATCGGCCGATTGTTCGAGCGTCGAAGCCAAGGTGACTGCGACACAGTCCACCATCGCTAGCTTGAATGCGCGTATCGCGGCTGCCAAGGCAGCGCTCGGCTGAAACCTAAATCCCCCTCGAACGCCCGTGGAGCGAGAGGACCCGATGCCCGAACCAGACGACCGCCTCATGAAGCCCTTCACCCTGACGCTAGCCGGCGTCATCATCCTCATCGGCTTGGGCATTCTAGCCGCCGTGTTCATTGGCTCCGACGACGATCCAGGTCAGCAACGCTTCCTGATCCTGATCGGCATCATTGGCACCACCATCACAGCCCTGCTAGCCGTGGTGCGGAGCGAGGCCAATGCCAACCGTATCGAGACATCGAATAAGAGCGTGCGCGACACGGTGGACAAGCGCGCCAAAGAGGTTGAGCGGACGGCTCTGTCCGATCTAACCGAAGTCAAGAAGCGCATCGACGCCAACACCGAGATCAGCGCCGAGGCGTTCCGCGCAGCCAACGATTACGCCGGGCGCCTGCGGGAGTCGGAAGTCAAGCTGAATGAGAAGTTTGAGCGGCTGCTAGGCGAGGCGGTGGAGTCAGTCGAGACGACCGAGCAGGTGCAGGACCGCGAGGCTGGCGATATCCGCCGCGTACAAGATCGCAAGGCTGGCGTTGTACGACGCTCCGAACATGGCGATGACGCTTGACCGCCAAGGGCACCGCCAGAGAGCGACTGCGAGCCGAGATAGTGGCGGTCGTCAAGGAGGGACTGAAACGCTACTACCAGGAGTTCCCTGAGCGAGCTGCAGACGAGCGAGCGGCGGATGCGCTGGCCTGGTCGTGGCGTGGCGCCAAGCGGGTGCTGGACGCGGTAGATCACTACGAAATTCGCGACAAGCGCAACGGCGCAACGTGACCGTCCGCTCGGCCCTACTCACTCGCTGCGACCTGTGCGCCGCACCTATGGCAGCCATGCCCGGTCCGATGCGCAAGCTGGGACGCGCAGAGCCGCCATCTGGTCGCAGGCTGGGCTACATCGTCGAGCAGGCCAATCGCGCTTTCGCCATCTGCAGTGAGTGCATCCGCATCGTCACCGCCGCCGCATAGGAGACGCCATGAGCACTGACCTAGTTCGCACGATATTTACCTACGTCACGGCGTTGGTCGTCATCGTCGGTGGCGGGCTGCTGGTAGTCATCCCGACCCAGCTCGACTCGGCGACGCTGCTGCCATTCCTGACCGGCGCCATCGGGACCGTGCTGGGGTTTGTGTTCGGTGAGCGCACCGCCAGCAGCGCGATATCGAATCAGCCCACCGTCACCACTACCGCGGGTCCGCCTCCGACCACAACGGTCACTCCTGCGAACGCGACCGATACGCCCGAGGGCGTGGGCTAGTGGACCCCTTGTGGCTCATCCCCATCGCCGTCCTAGCCCTGCTGGCCCTATGGGTAGCGTTCGACGGTGACACCATCGAGGACGAGCCACCCACGCTGAACACGAAAGGCAAGGACGAATGACCGTCAACCGCCTGCTAGCCGTAGCTGCGCTGATCTTGGCCATCCTGTCGCTGGTAGTCGCCGGTCCGCTGCTGGTGGCAGCTGTGGTGTGCCTCGCCTTGGCGATGCTGCTCTGAGCCGACGCTCACGCGCCCGGAGTTCGCTGAAGCACCGGATTCATGCGACCTCCGCTGAGGGTGCGTCCGCCGGGGACCAGCCGATACGTCGTCCACTTCCGCTTCTCGGTATCCCACGCGGCTGCGCTGCCGTCTAGATGGGGCAGCCCGTAGAGCCGCCGATGGATCTCTCGCTCGGCGGCTTGGATGGTGGAGTACGTCGTCGCTCGTATACGGGCGTCTAGATTCCACTCGACTCGGTAGCGTCGTGTCATTGTCGGCTCCAATCAAAATGCCCCGACCTTGCGGTTCAGCACAAGACCGGGGCAACGAAATGACCTGCTGAACCAGGTGCATGGATCATACACCCGAAGGTCAAGGAGGACGGCATGAGCCTCGATAGACCCGGCGTACTGGTGGAAGTTCAGTGGGTGGATAGCACCGGTCACGACGGCTGGCACGAGCCCGACCAATCATCGGAGCTGCTGGGCAAGATGGACTGTCTGGCCGCGGGATATCTCATTGAGGACAAGCCCGAAGGCATTGTGGTAGCGCTTGGAGCGGGCGGTTTGGGTCAATTGCTCGACAGCATGGCCATCCCGCGCGCAGCCATTGTCTCCGTTGTGCGGCTGATACCCAACGTGGAGCGCAGCGCAGGAGCCGCCCCATCCCCTTCGGCTCCCACCAACCCCGACGAGCTGGACGACTTCGCCGGGTGGGACCGAGCGACGCCGTGAGCAACGATCCAGAACTTTGTCAGGGAGCGACGTATCACTCACCTAGAGTGACCCTTACGGAGCGACACCATCTCATTCCGATGTACCTCTCCGCTGCACTAGGCCAGCCGGTCAACCCGACCGTAGTACCGCTATGCGGGACGGAGCATGAGAACGTACATCATGGTCTGCACCACCTCATCAACACTGGCGACAATCCGCACCGCTTCGCCGACAGAACACAGAGCTACGTCGACGTGGCCTGGGCATGGTGGCAGGCGTCGTTACTCTGACCATCGTGCACGGGGAGCGTTAAGGACTAGCCCCGGTTGATCTTTCGCAACAGTTCGTCCCGCTGGGATTGGCTGGAGGCACGGCTCGGCGTGGACTGCTTCGGCTCTGCTAGGAACTCTGGGTCTGTGCAGCTAGGCGCATGGCGGACCACTGCGCCCTGTCCGCAGAACTCACACCGTTGCGCGCGATCAAGCGCCTTGAGTAGCTCATCGCCTGGGAGCCATATGCCGATGTTATGGCCGTTGACGGTTACAGCGGTGGCTCCTCTAGCTTGAGCATAGTGCTTGCGGAACTCTGTACTCGTTAGTGCATTCATGTACGAGAGTGTACACCGTCACGGGGAGCGCTGAATGAAGCGACCATGCCTGTTCCCCGGCTGCCCACGGCTCACCACTCGCACTCGCTGCACGCTGCATGAGCGTCAGCATGACGCGACTCGTCGCCCATCCTCTACCGTCCGATACGGCCCTGGCTATGCGACCCGCCACCGTGCAGCATGGCAAGGCCAGCTGTGCGCACTGCGCCTACCCGGATGCACCGGAGCGGCGACGACTGCAGATCATGTGATCCCTGTATCGCGTGGCGGTAGAGAGAGTGCACTGCTGCCGGCGTGTGCGCACTGCAACGCCTCTCGCGGCAACCGAGACGGGTAGGGGGCGGTCAAAAGTTCAGAGACGCACCACCCCTTTACCCTGCCCTACCTTTCTCGCGATGTGTACGGCTTCCGAAACCGCTTCATTTGTGGTGAAACGCAATGCCTGGTCCCGCCCCGAAGCCCAATCGACGACGACGCAACGCGCCAGCTCGCGGAGAGTTCCATGCGAGCGATTCGGTGGGCTGGCAGCACGGCCCGATCCCTGAACCGCCTGATGGGTTGGTAGCGGAGTCACGGGAGACGTGGCAACTGTGGTTTGGCGCTTGGTGGGCTGCTCACTGGAAGCCGGCCGACGTGCCCGTCCTGCGCCAGACCATCCGTTTGTATGACGAGGTGGAGCGCGGGATCACCAAGAAGTCACAGGACCGAGCGCAGCTCCATGTGTGGATGCGGAGCTACGGCATCACGCCGGATGGGCAGCTAGCGAACCGATGGGCGGCGCCCAAGGATGAGGAGGTCACGCCATCGCAACCGCAGCGCCGCCGCGTAGTCGGCGAACGGTACGCCCATCTTCAGGTAATCGGCGACGTGGAGGAACAGCCAGCCTAGGTCTCGAGGTCATCGCGTGGATGATCGAGATGTTGGGTTTCGAGCCGACCGAGGAGCAGGCTCGCATCCTGTTGACCTGGTATGCGGTTGATGATCGCGGCGAGTTCCTGTATCGGCGCGCCATCATCGAGATGGCCAAGGGCTGGGGCAAGTCTCCATTCGCCGCTGCCATTGCCCTGGCCGAGTTCGCCGGTCCCGTCGTGTTCGATGGATGGGATGGCGATGGCAATCCGGTAGGGCGTCCGTGGGAATCACCCTGGATTCAGATCGGCGCGGTGTCGGAGGACCAGACCGACAACACCTACGGCGCCCTTTACTCGATGCTGACTGCCAACAATGCCCGAGCCGCCGGGCTGCTCAACATCGACATCGGCCGCACGCGGTTGTACCTACCCGGTCAACCCGGCGCCGTGCTCGAACCAGTCACCGCCTCCGCTCCTTCGCGAGAGGGACAACGTCTCACGTTCGTCGTTATGGATGAGACGTTTCTGTGGACCCCGCGCAATGGCGGCGTCAAGCTCGCCGCTACGCTCCGCCGCAACGCGGCCAAAATGGGCGGGCGCACGTTCGAGACCACCAACGCACCGATCCTCGGAATCAAGTCGGTGGCCGAGCGGTCGAGCGATGAGGCCGAGCGTGGATACCGGGGCATCCTGCACTACGCCCGCCGTCCCCCCGTCGAGCCTCAACCGGAATGGACCGACGCCCAGCTCTTGGTCGCGCTCGATGAGACCTACGGCGACGCGCATTGGATTCCGCGCGACCGCATCCTGAGCGAAGTGCGCGATCCGTCCACGACCTGGGACGACGCACTGCGCTTCTACTTCAACTACCGCACCGCCGGCAGCGGCAGGGTGGTCGATCCTCGCATCTGGGACGCCCTGGCCAAGCCGCAGGATGTACCGGATCAGACGCCCATCGGCTTGGGTTTCGACGGCTCGATCAGTCGTGACGCCACCGTCCTACGGGGGTGCACGGCCGATGGCTATAGCTTCCTGATTCGGGCCTGGGTGCCACCTCGGGATGAGCCCGATTGGACTATCCCGCGGCTTGAGGTCGAGCAGGTGGTGGCCGAGACGTTCGCGCGCTACCGGGTCGGCAAGATGCTGTGTGACCCGCCGCGCTGGTATACCGAGATCGAGAAGTGGCAGGAGACTTACGGCGCCGCGGTGGTCGAACCGCTCGACACCAACCAGTCTCGCAAGTTCGCACCGGCCGTGGACCGCTGGCTGACGGCTGTTCGTGAAGGAACCCATACCCATGATGGCGATGCCTTGACCGCGGACCATCTCAGGGCCGCCCGACTGGAGAAGGTCAGAGATGGTGACTCCGAGGAGGACGGCCGTACCAAGTACGTCATTACCAAGGGCGAGGGCCGCCAGCGTATCGACGCCGCTGTGACCGACGTGCTGGCCTACGAAGCAGCCATGACGATGACGGCGGAGTCCGGCCCATCAGTTTACGAATCAGGCGGCCTGTTCAGCCTCGGCGACAACTGATGAGTGACACCTTCGTAATCCTCGGAATCCTGATCATCGCCCTCGGTCTACTCGCCATCCATCCCGCCCTGCTGCTCGTGGCTATCGGGGTGTTCGCCCTCCGCCACGGAATGAATCGGGAGTAGCGCATGGGTCGTTTGACAGAAGGGCTCAAGGCCGTCATTCGGCTAGGCGGCACAGGGCGACCCTACGTCACCCCCCACGCCAACGACATCGTATATAACTCACCGTGGGAGGTAGGCAGTACCCAGGCCGGCATCAACGTCACCGCCGACAAGGCGATGTCGTACATCCCGTTCTTCGCGGCCGTCCGCCTCATCAGCGAGGACGTGGCGTCCCTGCCGTTGAGCGTGTATCGCAACGACGGCGAGATTCGCAGGCGGGCTGATACCCACCCGCTGCATAAGCTGCTTCACAACGCGCCTAACCCTGAGATGACCAGCTTCGCCTTTCGAGAGACGTTGCAGGCGCATGTGCTGACCTGGGGCAACGGGTTCGCCGAGATCGAGTACGCCACCGATGGCAGCATCTTGGCCTTGTGGCCGCTGCGCCCTGATCGGATGCAAGTGCTGCTCAATGACCTTGGCGCGGTCGTCTACCGCTACACCCTCACCGACGCCAGCCAGGTGGATCTACCCCGGCAGCGCGTATTTCACGTCCACGGTCTGGGCTATGACGGCCTGACCGGGTACAGCGTGGTGCGCTATGCCAGCGGCGCCATCGGTACCGCCTTGGCGGGGGAGAAGTTTAGCTCGGGCTACATGGCGCGCGGCGCGGTCCCGCCGGCCGTACTCAAGCACCCCGGCACGTTGAGCGACACCGCACGCGGCAACCTGCGGGCGTCGTGGGATTCGCTCGACCATCGCAACCGGGTCGCCATCCTGGAGGAAGGGCTGGATCTCCAGATCATCGGCGTGCCGCCCAAGGATGCCCAGATCATTGAATCGGCTGGCATGTTGCGCGGCATGATGGCTACCCTGTTCCGCCTACCGCCGCACATGCTCAGTGATGTCGAGCGTTCCACGTCTTGGGGCACCGGCATCGAGCAGCAGGCCATCGGCTACGTGGTCCACACCCTGCGTCCGTGGCTCAAGCGCTGGGAGCAGCAGGGTGACATGCAGCTCCTGACCGGCGACGACCATTATCTGCACTTCAACGTTGATGGCCTGCTGCGCGGCGATGCCGCCGCCCGCTGGGGTGCCTACGAGGCCGGTCTGCGCTCGGGCGTGTGGAGCCCCAACGACATCCGCCGCATGGAAGATCAGAACCCGGTTGAGGGGGGTGACGTGCGATTCATCCCGCTCAACATGGCTCCCCTGGACCAGGTGGGCGAGATGTCGATGGCGGATCGGATCGCAGCCTTCAGTATTCTGCGCCGTGGTGGCGTGACCGCTGAGTCAGCTGGGGAAGTCGCCGAGCTACCCGACATGGAACACACCGGCCTGGAGCCGGTGACTGTCAGCGAGCAGGAGCTGCCTGCGGAAACGGGCAGACGCCCGAACCAATGAAGGAGGTCAGCGTGACTGACGCCGTGAATACGATGGCCGTCAAGTTCGTTGACGGCTCCGACAACATCATTGAGGGCATCGGCATCCCGTTTGGCGGGCCGTTCGGTGGCAAGGACATCGACGGGGAGCGGTTCACGTCGGATACCGACTTCGCGCTGGACTGGGACATCAGCCGGCCCGTGTTCTACAACCACATGCTGGACGACGAGATCGGACGCAAGCAGATCGGCAAGGTGCTCGACCATCGCGTCACCGACGACGGGGTATGGGTCAGGGCGCAGCTCGACAAGCGCACGCGCTATTACACCCTTGTCAAGGAGCTTATCGACCAGGATGCGCTCGGGTTCTCCTCGGGCGCCTGGCCGCACTTGGTGAAGACCGCCGAGAATGGCGACATCATCCAGTGGCCGTGGTGGGAGATGAGCCTGACCCCCACGCCGGCCAACCCACAGGCCGTGGTGTACAGCATCAAGGCCACCGACGTGCTGGACGACGTTCGGCTGTCTAAGCCAACCGACGCGCTCGAGGCCGCCGTCCAGGCAGCTCTCGAAGTCGCCAATGAATCACGGGTGGAGGAGCCGCCGGTATCAGCGGATTCCGAAACCTACGAGCCTCGAACCGAGCGGGTACTAGCCGAGTTCAAGGCATGGGTCGATGCGACCGAGAACCGTGTGGAGATGCGTCTTTCACCGGCCGGTGGTCGCAAGCCTGGGCGAGAACTGACGAAGGCCAACATCGCCATCCTGCGGGAGGCTCACCAGCTCGCTGGTGAACTCCTTGCGCGTGCCGATCGGCCTGCGCCAGAAGTGAGCAAGGCGCTCCTCAACGAGTTCCTGCTCCTTGATGCCCGCATCAACGGCGTGCCCGTCTAAAGGACGCGCCGCGTACCCGTTCACAGACCCGCCGTAGAGGCGGGTCTTTCCATAGAAGGAACCAATCGAGATGAGCAAGCTCGTAGATACACGGGGAGTCCTCAACGCCAAGCGCGATGAGGCCGCCGCGATCTTCGCCAAGTACACCGACATCGGGGACATGTCCGCCGAGGACGCCGCCTCCGTCAAGTCGCTCAATGACGAGATGACCGATCTCTCCAAGGAGGTCGACGCGATCGTCGAGCGTGAGAACCTGGCCGAGTCGATCAAGGGCATGGCCCCGCGCAGTGCCGGCCGTTCAGTGATTGACGACACCACCACCGAGTCCAAGGCTGCCTTCAAGAGCATCGCCCAGCTGATGGAGGATGCCAACTTCGGCGCCAAGGGCACCACCCAGTTTGAGATCCCGGGCGGCGTCAAGGCGACGCTGACTTTGGCCGACTTCAACAACGAGGCCACGCGGCTTCCGGGGATCGTCCCGTTCGCGGTCGAGGAGCGCACGGTCGCCGACATGATGCTCCAGGGAACCACCGACAACAACAGCCTCACCTTCATGGAAGAGACGACCTTCACCAACTCCGCGGCCAACGTGGCCGAGGGCGGCGCCAAGCCGGAGTCCACGCTGGACTTCACCAAGCGCACGGTGCCGGTCGAGAAGATCGCCACCTGGCTGCCAGTGACTGACGAGCTGTTTGAGGACGTGCCCGCCCTGCGGAGTTACGTCGAGCAGCGGCTCATCTTCATGGTCAAGCGCCAGGAGGAGTCCCAGCTGCTGGTGGGTAACGGCACCACGCCGAACATCCGCGGTATCAACAACGCCTCAGGCATCCAGACCCAAGCCAAGGGCGCCGATCCGACGCCGGACGCGGTATATAAGGCCATCACCAAAGTCCGCAACACCGGCTTCGCGGAGCCGACGGGCGCGGTCTTCCACCCCAACGACTGGCAGGACATCCGCCTGCTGCGGACAGCCGATGGCGTCTATATCTGGGGCAACCCCTCAGAGGCGGGCCTCGAGCGCATCTGGGGCCTCACCGTGAGGATCACCACCGCACAGACCGAGAACACCGGCCTGGTCGGTGCCTTCTCGCCGCACTCCCAGATCTTCCGCCGCTCGGGGATCGTGGTCACCTCATCCACCGAGCACTCTACGTACTTCACCAGTAACCTCGTCGCGGTGCTGGCCGAAGAGCGACTGGCGCTCGCCATCTACCGTCCAGCAGCGTTCTGCACGGTCACGGGCATCTAGTGAGTACGGCGGGGCTGAATGCCCCGCCGTCTCCCTGAAAGGAGAACGCAACATGCCCATCCTTGAGCGCGGTCGCGTGACCGAGGGCACCGCCGGCTACGGCCGCGGTGAGATCAAGACCTACCGTGCTGACTACAGCTTCGCCGCTGACGGCGGAGCGGTGAGTACCATCGGGCTGTCCGGCACGACCGGCATCCCATCGGGCGCCGTCATCCTGGCGGCTTACCTCGACGTTACGACAGCGTTGACCAGCGGTGGCGCGGCCACCGTGGCGCTGCAGATCGAGAGCGCCGCCGACGTTCAGGCGGCAGTAGTCATCAGCGGTGCGCCGTGGAGCACGACTGGCGTCAAGCTCAGTTCGGCTCGCACTCGCGCCGCCGTCCCAATCGCTACCACCGCAGCACGCGACGTGTCGGCGGTGATCGGCGCCGCAGCACTGACGGCTGGCGCCTTCCGTGTCTATGTCGAGTATCTGGAGGTTTAGTGACTAATGGCTGACACCAATCGTGTCGCCCTCACCGCCGAGGGCAAGAAGACCAGCGCCGGCAGTGCCGACGCGGCCTTTGAGTACGACGCCGCCGACGCGGATCGTGCTGCTGAACTGCTCAAGCGGGCAGCCGCCGATGACACCAACGCGCGGGCAGTCACCGACGGCCTGACCACCATCGAGGGCGGCTTGCGCGTCCGCACCGCGGCTCCTGCCGACAGCGACAAGGCTGCCAAAAAGTAGCCACCAGGGGGCCGGAGGGCGTCTCCCTCCGGCCCTAACCTGTACCTAGGAGAAGTTCCGCATGGGTGCGGGGCAGCGTCGATGGGACCCACGCCTGGCGGCTACCTCAAGCTTGCGCTCAGTGCCAATACCAACGTGACCCTGACCGCGACCGCTTACCTCTAAGGGAGATTATCCATGCGTCCCAAGATCCTGCGCCTGCCACTTGGCCTGGGGCGCATTCTGCTCACCCCCGACAAGGGGAACGCCATCTCTAACGTGCTGTTCAACACGCGCCTCCAAGTGGCGATCATCCGCAAGGGCGAGATCATCGACCAGCGCGACCTCGGCTCTGGTCTGGTGACTACGGCCGGAGTCAACTACATGGCCGCCGACATGGCTGGCGGCGCAGCGGACATCAACGCCTTCACATGGCACGGCACCGGCATCGGCACGACCGCCGCTGCCATCGGCGACACCGCGCTCCAGACCACCACCGGCGCCCCCGCGCGCATCAGCGGCACCAGTACCCAGCCCGGTACGGTCAACATCTTCCGCCAGGTCGGAACCGTCGCCTACACCAGCACCCTGGCAATCACCGAGTGGGGCCTGTTCAGCGCCGTTACCACCGGCACCCTGTGGGACCGCAAGGTGTTCACGGCCATCAACGTGGTGTCCGGCGATAGCATCCAGTTCACCTACGACCTCACCATAACTGCTGGCGGGTAGTCATACGTAACCGGATCGGTGTATGATGGGGCCATGCCGAATGCACGAGTCCCCAGCGTCACCCTCACCTGCGAGAAGTGCGGGCGCCTCTTCCATCCATGGAAGAAGAACAAGCCCGCTCGCTTCTGCTCGAACGCTTGCTCTGCGGGGTGGGGTCGCCAGCCCAAAGCGCCGGATCACACTTGCGAGGTCTGCGGCGTCCTGTTCCGGCCCACCGGCTCCCGCAACGCGAGCCGCTACTGCTCGCGGGTCTGCTATCTCACGGCGGGCCAGAAGGAACGCAAGCTCACCGTCGGCGGCTATCGAGTCGTCTATGCCAAGGGCGAACCGGGCACGTTTGCCAACGGGCAGATGTTTGAGCACCGGCTGGTCATGCAGCGCATCCTCGGGCGCCCGCTCGAATCACACGAAACCGTCCACCACGTCAACGGAGACCGGACGGACAATCGGTCCGAGAATCTGCAACTGCGGACGGGCCGTCACGGCAAGGGAGTCGTAAGCACATGCGCCGACTGCGGATCACACAACATCGTCGGTGCGCCGATCGGATAGCCCGTGGCTGACACCAAGATCAGCGCCCTGACCGCCGCGACGGCAGTCGTCGATGCCAACGAGTTTGCGATCAACGAGGCAGGCACCAGCAAGAAGGTGACCGCCACCAACATCGCGACGTACCTCCTCAAGCGCATCGCGGGTAACTCGGGCGCTGCGGGCGATTACATGACGCACCAGTACCTGAGCACGGACGCGCTTGCGAACTCGCTTACGGTGCTGGTCACGGTGATGACCACGACCGGCGTGGGTGTCGGCACGTGGCGGTTCTGCTACTCGATCATCTACCAGTCAAGCTCTCTCACGACCGGCGTGGGGTTCGCGGTCAATCACACCGGCACGGCGACGAAGTTCATATCGCACTCGCGGTTTGTGTCTACGGGTGGCGCGGCTGCTACCGGCACGGCGGACGGCGTGGCTGCGGTGGTCGCAGGCCAGCTCGTCGAGGGCAAGGCCGAGCGTGCGATCAACACGATGTCGTCTGCTACGGCGGGCGTGGACACGATCAACACGAACTGTTTGATCGAGATCAGCGGGATCATCGTAGTCTCGGCGTCGGGCTCGCTCGAACTAAGGCACTCGTCCGAGCTGGCGGCGTCCACGCAGGTGATGGCGAACACGACGTTGGAACTGACCAAGGTCGGATAAGGAGGCTTCGGCCATGGCTGATCGCCTCCTGATCGAGACCTCTGCGGTAGACGGCTACTTGCTAGAGGACGGCACCGGCGTCCTGCTGCTGGATGGCGGGACCATCTTCACACAAGCTCTCACTGCAGGGCTCACCTTCGCCGGGACCGATGCGGCGCGGACGGCGCGCACGCTCACCGCGGGGCTGACATTCGCCGGCGCCATAGCGAAGCTCACCGCCACTACCCGTACCGCCGCGCTCACCTTCAGCGGTGTCACCACGCGGCAAGCGTCGCGCACCCTTACCGCTGCGCTCACGTTCGCCGGTAGCATGGTCGCCTCCCGCCTGTTTAGTAAGGCATTGGCGGCCGGGCTGACCTTCACCGCATCGGCTGCTAAGAGAACGTCGCGCTCCGTTGCCGCGGGGCTATCGTTCAGCGCAGCGACTTCGCGGAGCGCTCTGCGGGCTTTCGCTGCCAGCATCTCCCCTGGTGGCAGCGTCTCCAAGCGCACCAGCCGCACGCAGACGGCAGCACTGGCCTTCGCGGGCGGTACGGCTCGCGTGACAGCTCGGGCCCTGTCCGGCGCGGTCTCATTCGTCGGCGCCGTGGGGACTGTTCTCAGCGGCGGCGGGACCGCCTTCACCAAGGGACTCAGCGCTGGGCTGACATTCAGCGGGTCGGTGGTGGGCGGGATGCTGGGCGCGGCTCAGATCGCCACCGCATCGGCCTTCATTCGGGAGATCGGCGATCGCGGCTCACGCATTCTGGGTTCGGTGTTCGGTGGGGGATCGGGCTCCGCGTCCGACTCAGCGGGCTCTCGCATCCTCAACGCCAGTGACAGCCGGACCGACGGCAGCGCGGGCAGCGTCCCGTCAGACATCGCAGAGGTGAAGTAGTGCTGCTTAGGATCAACGCAGACAATCCCTCGGACAAATTGACCGAGTTCGGCGCGGGCGCCAAGCTGTACTGGTATCGCGACAACACCTCGGCGACTGGCGCCTTCGTCGATGTCACCGGCTCGGTTGCGCTTGTCAGCACGCAGACTCAATACGAGATTGTTGACGGGACCGGCGCGGTGGGCCACTACTACCGCACCCGCATCGGCAACACCGGCGGCACCAGCTTTGACACCTACAGTCCCGTATTCCAGGCCGGCGCGCCGCAGACGTATGCCAGCGTGGATGCGCTGCGCGAGCTGCTGCAACTGCCCGACGATTCGCGTGACAACCTGCTCTCCGACCTGCTGCTGCGGGTCACCGACAAGATCACGCTGTCCCTCGGCTTCGACTTCTTCCGCCATCCCGCCGTAACGGGGACCGAGATACGCACCTATGACGGCGACGGCAGCGGCACCATCAGCGAGATACAGGGCTTCGCATCAGTGTCGCAGGTACGTTGGACCTCCGTCACGTCCGGGACATGGACGACAGCGGTGGCGGCTGACCACCTATTGAGCAGTCCGGTCGCGACGGGCGGGCCATTCCTGTTCCTCAAGGTCTCCGACGTGGGCGCCATCCCGTACTGGTACAGCGGCTATGCGACCGTCGAGGTCACCGGCGTGTTCGGCTACCTGAGCATTCCGTCACCGATCGAGATGGCGACCCTGTACTGGGCTGCCGACCTGTACCGCATCGGGGCAACGGGCGGCATCGTCGGCTCAGGCGTTGGGCTGGAGGAGTTCGGCCAGCCGCGCTTCCTGGGCGGTATGCCGCGTATCACCTGGGAGACGGTCGAGGACTATCGCGCGCGTCACAAGACATGGCTCGTGGTCTAGATGAGCGCCGAAGGAATCACTGATGCAGCGGTCAGGCACTTTGCAGCCAACGTCTCGGGCATCAAGGGCGCTTACGCCTCCGCTGCCGGCGGACAAGGTGCGACGGTTCGCACGCTGCCCTCGGACATCTTCGATACGCCGGTCGCCATTCTGGAGCTGACCTCGCTGCGCTGGGACATGGACGCCGGATCCTTCGAGCGCACGCGCTGGTACTTCGATGTCAACGTCTGGTTCAGTGCCACCGATGCGGGCGCGACTGCCAAGCTGGCGGTGCCGTTCATGTCGCGCATCAAAGACTCGCTGCGCTCTAACTCGGACTTGTACGGCACGGCCACCATCACGCAGGCACTCGGCGGCGGACCGATGGTGGCGGAGGAAGTCAACGGCAAGCCGTACATGGTATTGCCGGTGCACATGTACGCGCTCGAAGCCGCGATGGTTGCCGGCGGCTACACGAGGCAGCCGTAGATGCAGCTCACCGTCACCGTCACCGGGCTGGACAAGGCGCAGATCAAGCTCGACCGCTACCACGGCCCGCAGCTCGACCGCGCGCTGGGCAAGGCCACCATCACCGCCGCCCGCACCCTGGTCGGTCCCATGCGGGCCGCTGCGCCGGTTGCCAAGAAGGATCATGGCGGCAAGTACCCGCACCCGCGCGGCACGCTGCGCAAGAGCGTCAGAGCAACGCGCGCGCGGCGCGCTGACAAGCCCGGTGCCATCGTCGGCCCGCGCGTGTGGTATCGCCACTTCTCGATCGTCGGCACCTATGGCGGCAGCCGTGTCACTTCCAATCCATGGGTATCCCGCACGGCTGCCGCCAACTCAGGCACTACGACCCGCACCTTCGAGACGGTCCTGCATCAAGAGCTGCAACGATAGGAGTCCTCATGGCTACCCCTACCAAAGTCCATTACATTCTCGGGCGCTTCGTTGTCGGCGAGCCGCTGATTGATCATGAGGTCGAGTCCAAGGCCGATGCCGAGCGGCTGGTCGCAACCGGCGTCTTTGCCTTGACCGAGAAGGAAGCCAACGCGGCTGCCTTCACCACGCCCGACGCCACGCCTGCCACCGATGCCAACGTCAAGCAACCGGCCGTAGCGCCGGTCGAGCCACCCGCCGCGCCTGACACAGTTCAGGCTGAAAGCGAGAAAGCTAGGTAGGTGGCTGCTCTTCGGAAGCGGTCGGGCTATCCCAGTCCTCAATTGCACCAAGCAGAGGGATTGCACCAAGCAGAGGGATTCCGCCTTGGTCCGCGAGCCGTTGGGTGTATTCCTTCAGCGTTATCCCGTACTTGCGGCGTAACGCCGCATCGTGCAACTGGTTAGCTCGTTGTTCCTCAGTGCTGGGCATTGGCTGCCCTCCTAACAGTCGCAGTAAAGATATCACCAAAGGAAGGTAGTCTAAATGCCGCAGAGCAACATCTTCACGAGCGTCCGCGCCGCGCTGGAGACAACGCGCGGGACGGGCGTCAACCCCGTTCGCATTCTGGAAACGACGGAGTTCAGCCACAGCCCCGAGGTGCTGGCCATCCGCCCCATGGAGCGGCGTGGCTCGTACTTCGGGTTCTACCGCGCCGCGGCGGGACGTGAGAAGCACGCCCTCACCATGGGCGGCAACCTCTCATACAATCAGGCGGCATGGCTGGGGAACCTGTTCTTCAAGGCCGTCGGGACCGGGACCGGTGCGGGCGCTGACAAGACGTACACCTTCGTTCCCACCAGCGCCACGGACGACCTCAAGACGGCCACCGTGGAATGGGGCTATGACACCGCGCTGTCCGCCACGCAGCCGGGCTTCCGGCTGCCGTATGTGGTGGGCGATAAGCTGAAGCTGACCTTCGACAAGGCATCAGCCGAAGGCGTCACCTTCGCAGCGGATATGCACTCACCTAAGGCCATCAGCCAGCTCTCCACTTTCGGCGGCACGCCGACCGCGCTGACCACCACGCCCATGACGCCGGTGCAGACGCAGGTCTACATCGACCCAACCACCATTGGCACGACGGTTGACAACTACGTCGTCTCCGCCGAGTTCGAGCTGAATCACAGCTGGACCGACCTCGATACCCTCAACGCCACCACGGCGGCGCAGGACACCTTCCGCGTCGATCCGCGCGCGTGGACCTTGACCCTCACGCGCTACGGCATCAATGACAACGAGCTCGACCGCTACTACGACAAGGCGGTACGCAAGATTCGAGTCCTGTCCACCGGCCCGACGCTGGGCGCCTCCAACTACAAGCTGACGCTTGACTGCTATGGCGTGCTCGACACCGACGGCTACTCCTACACCGAGACGGACGGGCTGGTCATGGAGCAGCTCAAGTACGTGCCGGTATACGACTCGACCGCCGTCACGGACCACAGCCTTGTTGTCATAACGCAAGAGGCGACAGTCACGTGAGGAAGGCGCTGGCACCCGTGCCCGACCCTGATCCCGAGCCAGCCAAGACTGTCAACGTCAAGGTGGCCGGCGGGACCGTCGTCATGTCCACCGAGCTATCGGGCGAGGACTTCCTGGCCCTGTACCAGCTCAGTGAGGTGGACGCTTCTGATGATCGCGCCATGCTCAAGCTGTACGGGCCGATCATGGCCATGCTTGAGCGCCATTGCGTATCACATACGCTCGACTCCAAGCCCATCCTGCGCCGTCCGCTGCCTGTCCTACAGGACGTGTGGAAGGCGTGGAATGACGCGATGCAGGCGCAAGCCCTGGACCCTACGCCCGCCAGCGACTAGCGCAGTCACTGGCATCCGCGGCACTCAGCGGAGCATCGACGGTCAAGGCCATCCCGTTCGCGTATCGCTTTGAGCTGCTGGCGCAGCGCTGGAACATGGCACCTTATGAGCTGGAGGCCGCGTTGGACGATCCGCTTGTGCAACGGTGGGTCCAGCGCGGTCTTATCTTCATGTCCCTAGAAGCGGTGGAGGTCAAGCGTGGCTGAGGTGGAGCGATGAGCGAAGAGCGCGTCCAGTTCGTTTTGTCGGCGCGCGACCAGGCCACCGCCACCGTCAAGCGCCTCAAGGGCGAGCTGGGCGCGATGGGCGGCAGTGCCGCCACGGCGACGGGGCCGATGGGCAAGCTGTCGGCTGTCACCGGCGGGCTCATCAGTCCGGTGGGCCTGGCTATCGGTGGTGTGACCGCGCTGGGCACCGCGCTGCTCGCGACGGTGCCTGCGGCGTCCGACCAGGAGGAAGCTCTCAACAAACTGCGTGTCGTATACGGCAAGCAGTCCGCCGGCTTGGAGGCGCTGGCTGAGAACAGCGCGAGAAGCTGGGGCCTGTCGGAGACGGCCGCACTTGGGGCGCTCGGCACATTCGGTAACTTGTTCGTGGCGATGGACCTCGGCCAGCCCAAGGCAGCCGAGATGTCGGAGGGCATCGTTGGTCTGGCGGCAGACCTTGCCTCATTCAACAACATCCCGGTGGATGAGGCGCTTATCAAACTCCGCGCTGGCCTGGTCGGCGAGACCGAACCGCTGCGCACGCTGGGCGTCAACCTGTCAGCGGCGGGTGTACAGGCCAAGGCCATGTCGATGGGGCTGGCTGGCTCCGTCAAGGCGCTGACCGCCGCGGACAAGGCGCAGGCCGCCTATGCCCTGATCCTGGAGCAGACCACCACGGCGCAGGGCGACTTCGCTCGAACCGCCGACGGGCTGGCAAATACGCAGCGCACGCTCGGTGCCGAGTTCGAGAACATCGCCGCCGATGTAGGCAAGCTGCTGTTGCCCGTTATGGTCGACCTTGCCAAGTTCGTGCGCGACCTGATTCCGGCCATGTACGACCTAGTGGACGCCGCCGTCATGGTGGGCAAGGGCTTCGAGAAGGTGCTCGGGGCCGCCACCGCGGCCGCCGAGTTTCGGCAGCGGATCCTCGACACGATCGCGGGCACCAAGGACGACGTCCTGCAGCTCATGGATGACATGGGCGTCAGCTACCTCGAAGCCCACGCAGCGCTTCAGGCTGCCGATGAGGCGACGGCTGGTGGACACGAGGAGGCGATGGCAGCCATCGCGGCCAAGACGACCGTTGCCTTCGCGGACATGTCGAATACTGCCGAGCGCGGGGCGAAAGGCATCGGTACGGCCTTCCGAGACGCTGCGCCCGGTATCGGTGCCGAGGTGGCTCTGGTTGCCGACATCCCACGAGCGAAGATGGTGGCCCAACACGCGGCTATTCGAGCGGCGGCCTATCAGGGTGCGGTAGAGCTGGCCAAGGGCCTGATGGACGGCCAGAACGAGCCCAAGGTGGCCATGGACGCGGCTCTGCAGATGGTCGAGCAGGAGCTGACCCAGGAGCAAGAAATCCTGCGGCTGCAGGGCCAGGCTCTCACCCTCCAAACTGCCGCGGGCATCGCTTCCAAAGAGGGCAAGGATGCGGCGTTCATCGCCATCAACGCCGCCCTTGGCGTCGTGCAGGAACGCCTGCGCGTTGTGCAAAGCGACTTCTACCGCGGCGGCTACAACATCGGCGTAGCGTGGGCCAATGGTCTGCGTAGCTCTCAGGATTGGGTCGCGTTCCAGGCGCGCCAACTGACCATCGCGGCCAAGACGCAGATGATGGGATACAGCCCACCCAAGGAAGGGCCGCTCAAGGACATCGACAAGGGCGGCTTCAACATCGGCGTAGCCTGGGCCATGGGTCTCGGCTCTGCTGCCAGGACAGCTATCACGCAGGCATCATCGCTGGCGGGAGCCGTGAACGGTGCTCTGGTTGCCAGCGGTGCCGTCAACTATGGCGGCGCGGCTGGTGGCGGTGTTCCGGCTTACGGCGCGGCGCCGCTACAGATTCAGGTCGTGATGCCCGATGGGCGCGTGCTGGCCGAAGTCGTCACCCGTGAGCAGTACATGCGGGGCGGTGGCAGCACCGCCCTGCCCAGGTAGTGAGAGATAGCGAATGGCGACGGCCATCCGCTCAACATCGTCATCGAGAGCGCCTAGGCCGAGATTGCACCGATTACAGAGCAGCCCACGAACGGTGCCTGCGTCGTGGTCGTGGTCGACGGCGAGATAGCAGAGACGGCCGTGCATCTCCAGCGACTCCGGCTTGCGGCAGATAGCGCACACGCCACCCTGACGACTGAGCAGCGATTCGTACTCTTCCAGCGTGATGCCGTACTTGCGCTTGAGCATTACTCGCTTGCCCGTGCGGCGCACCTTCTCAGGGTTGGCCTGACGCCACGCTTTAGCCGCTCCACTCTCACGGCGTAGGCGATTGTAGTTACGCATGTAGTTGGGATGCTCCGCGTACCACGCCTTTAGATAGGCGCGAGTCCGTTGCTTCCGGGCTTCAATTTGTTTTGGCGAGAGAGACGCCAGCCAGCGCGCGTGCCGTGCCCTGTGTGCTTCTTTATTGGCGTGATACCTAGCTCGGTCCTGAGCCTTCTGTCGTTCGATGCCTTCGGGTGATCGGGCCACTGTCGCGTCTCCTTTTACAAGTGCCAGTGTGGCAGGAGGATTTTACCATTCCTGAGTCGTTCGTGCAAATAACCGAGGGCAGCGGCAAGAAGCTGCACACCTTCGACCGCGTCGTCGGCGCCAACACGGTCCATGACGAGATCGTCGTCGTGGGCGCGCCGTACCTGGCGGCTTACTCGGTTGTGGCCAACGCTCTCACCATCGCTGGCAACGACAAGCTCCTCGTTCTGTTCGCCGGCGCCAGCGAGAAGCTCCGCGTCTACCGCATCCGGGTACAGCAGGCTGCCATCGCCTCCGCCGGCGATCTGCTCGTCTTCGGCATATCGCGCACCACCAGTGCCGGGACAGGCGGAACTGTCCTCACGCCTCATCCGCATGAGACGACCGATGCTGCCTCGGCCTCGGCCATCTCTAAGCCCACTGGGGGAGCAGCACTGGGCGTTGAGATCGGGCGGCGCTTTGCGCCCCTGTTGTCAACTTACCCGATGGGTACGTTCACAGAGTGGGTGGCGGTTGATGGCGTCAAGCCTATCGTCATTCCGGCCGGTACCGCCAACGGCCTCGCCGTCGTTGCGCTCGGCACTCCGGCCGGGACGCCAACTGTCAATGTGGAGATCGTCTTCAGCGCGGCGAATTTCTAACCCCCATGCCGCTCGCGCCGGTCGTCGCCACACAGCTCACCACGCCGGAGACGCGCGCCTTCGGCGTGTTCATCGCCGGCCGCGATGTAACGATCCTGGTCCCGGTTGACAAGCTGGTCAGCGAGGCGGCGGGCAGTAATGTGCGTACTACCCTCAACTTGGAGGTGTGGGACCGCTTGGCCGATCATCCCGAGATCAGCGGGCAGGCCATGCTGCGCATCGTTGACCACGCTGCCAACCTTGAGGTCTTTCGCGGACCGATCGTTTCGCATCATCCGACGACCGGCAAGCTGTCCGTCATCGGCATCGTGGCCGAGGACATCGGTGCACTGCTCGGCTCGACCTACATCGTGTCCGAGGTACGGCCGGCCGAGTCGATGCAGGCGCGTATCGGCTACCTGTGGGGCGTGTACGCCGGGTCACACCTGTCGGGCGACCTGAGCTACGTCGATGTCATCGGTGGCACGCTGCCCGCGCAGGACTTCGCCGGAGTCAGTCTGGCGCAGGCCATCAGCTCGACCATCTCCCAGGCTTCGTCGTCGGCCGACTACTTCGTGGACATGCTGGGCAAGCTGCATGTGACTGCCACGGCCACTAACCCGGCACCCTATAACGTAGTGGTCGGCACGCCGGCCGCCGGGCAGATCGCGCCCGAGGGCCTCGACATCGACTACGAGGCCAAGTCCTACGCCAACCGCGTTTATGTGCAGGGCGCGACGCCAGCGGGCTCCGGTTACTTCTCCGCCACTGCCGCCATCGATGCCGCCAACGGGCTAATACGCACCGCCGTCATCCAGGCATCCGACAGCGAGACGCAGGCGATGGCCCAATCGCTGGCCAACATGTACCTCGGGCGCGTGGCGGGCTCGGTCACGCGCGGCCGGTTCGGTGCCTCGACCCCCAACGATGGCTGGGCTCCGGGTCAAGTCGTGGCCGTCACCGAGCCCGACATCGGCCTTAGCGCAGTGGACTTCACGGTGGCCCGCGTCACGACTCACTACAGCGTCGGGCGCACGGCCCTGCAGCGCTCCTACGATATCGAGTTCGGACGCACGCAGGCAGTCGGCCAGGGCATCTTGAACGAATCGCTGGGCGTCGGCCAGATCGTGTCGGGCCAGCTCGGCGGCGCATCGAACGTATACGTCACGTCTGACGGCGTGGCCGTTACCGATGGCACCAACGTGCGAGCCCAGCTCGGCAAGTTGGGCGTAACGGCTGGACAGTACGGATTGCGGGTAGTGTCCTCCGACGGCGCGACGGTCATCATCGACGGCACCAGCGACATGTTCCGCATCTCCGCCAGTGGCTCGACCAGCAATACGCTGGGCGTTGGTCCGAGTTCGGGATGGACTGACACTACGCTCGCTGGCACACTCACTACTACCCCGGCGCACTTGTCGTTTGTGTCAACGACTAATACTGTCCTTGGTGAGCGGTTCATCGGGGAACGGCGTCAGCATTACGCGGGCTGGGTGGCTGCCACGAGTGGTGCAGCAACCACGATCCAGGCTAACACCCCCATGACCTACATGGACGTTACGACCAGCCTCATTTCTGCGCAATGCATGGTGCGCTTTGGAGGGTATAACTACGATAACGTGGCAAAGACGTGGTACGCCAAGTATTACGTTTTGTCGCAGGTCGCACTGTGATTGCCATGCTGCTCGCCTACGACGCCGGCGGGGAGGTGGTCGGGACTCTGGACTACATGGTAGCGCGCGATGCGGCCGGCGACGTGGTGGGCCTGATCGACTTCGAGGCGCAGGAACTGGCCGGGGGCGAGATGACCGACGTGTGGACCGTCAGCAGCGCCACCGGCTCCAAGACCTGGCCGGAGTGGATCGGCTCCCGCGCCCATGACTTCCGCGTCGAGCTGGTCGGGCCGCCTGGCAATAAGCGCATCAGCGCCTTGGTCCACAAAGTCAGCGGGCAGCGGCGCGAGCGGACGGCCATCGAGGCGGAGCTGGCGCGGCGCACCAAGGCAGCGAAGGGGGAGCCAGTGGACGCGCGTGATCTGCTGGGTGGACCAGACCGGCCGCTCATCCTCGACGAGCAGGGCCGTACCGTTGGGCGTTCGGAGGCATCGGGCACACCAGCACACCTACCGATCTTGGGTAGGCCGCTTCCCTGAGGGGGGGCGGTTCCGCAAATGAGGCTTATGTTCGCCCGCCTGCCTAACCCGCAGGCGGGCTCTTTCGCGTTGTGTCGAAACGTCATACAGAATAGGGGTTGACACATGTACGCGGATGGGTATACAGTACCTGCATGAACACATCCACCTACACCTACTACGGCATCATCCCCCAGGGCAGCAGGAAGTGGGCTGAAGTGCTTGTCACCAAGGAACCGGGTCAGCGATCGGCGCAGACCGAGACTGGTGTCACGTACCCATCCTTCCGAGTCGCCGACGCTGCCATCGCTGCCAAGAATCGCACCCTCGTTGCATGATCGACCTCGATAAACTCCGCGCCGCGCTCACCCTCTCGGGGGGCAACGTGAGCGAAGCCGCCCGCACGTTGGGCGTGTCGCGGGTGACGATGTACAAGTGGATGAAGCGGTACGGTATCAGCATTCAGCGCACCGCCGCATAACGACCGAGGCACCCCACCGCCGGCTAGACGTGCGGGATGCCTCAGACAAGGAGAAAGCCTACACCATGAGAGCAACGGACCCCTTTCGATTCATGGGTATCCCGTCAGGCTTGCGCGAGGTGCGACTGACGGATGCCGAGTGCCGAACGCTCCGCGCTGCCACGGTCATCCTCGGGAAGCTTCGAGCATTGAGGGCGCAGCCTGAATCAGACGAGGACGAGCAGAATATCGACATCGCTCTGGCCGCATACACCTGTCAAGCCTTGGCAGCAGAAGGCAAGGTGGACGCATGGGAGACAGCATGAAGCGCCACCCCTCAGAGACAACGATTTTGCGTCGTGATGGCCGCTACGTCCGCCGCCCGCTCCGCCAGGCCGAGCCAGACGACCGCATCACGCCGCTCAGGCTGATCGGGCTGACCCTGTTCATGTTGTGGATATGGCTGGCGTTAGGTGGGCTGGTGTGGGTTGTGATGGCGGCAGCGTCATGAGCGCCGATGCGGTGACCATGGCCTATGCCGGCTCGCTTCCGTGCGGCTGCATCGTGGCGGTAATAACCGACAAGCCGGAGCACGCACGGGAGAACGCCCGCGAAGTCGCCAAGTGGATGCGCGACGGATTGACGATTGACCGTCGCACCGTCGCCGACCTCAAGGCTGATCCGGCTTTCATTCGTAACTGCGGGGGAGACGCGCACCGCCGAAAGCCGCGTGAGAAGGCGCAGCAGATCGGGGCCGGACTATGACCGCTCCGAAAACACGCATTACTTCCTGGGACGCCTACATCGACCGCCGACTCGCTGACGTGGAAGCGGACCTAGCCGACGAAGAGACGATGCAATCGCTGGGCCTGCATGGGCGGGTGCGGCTGCATGAGCGACGCGCGGTATTGCAGGACATCCGGCAGCAGCTGGAGAAGGGGGAGGCATGACCGAGCCGACCGTGGGTCTGTGGCGCAATGACAAACACCGCTACTTCGCCCGCTACCCCGACCACGACAAGGCCAACGGCCTCGCCATGCCGGGCGTCACCTCTGTGATCGCCAAGGTCGATAAGTCCGGGCCGCTGATCGCATGGGCCAAGGGCGTCACCGCCGACGCGGCGCTCGGCAACCTCGACCGCCTGAGCGAGATGGTCCGGGCCGATGGGCTGGCTCCGACCAAGAGCTGGCTGACCGCCCACGCCACCGCTGAAAGCGACAAGGCCAAGGACCTCGGGACTCGGGTCCACATCCTGGCCGAGCAGATCAGCCGCGGAGCGGCGCCCGACATGGACGAGTTCGAGGCTCCCTTCGTGGAAGCGTATCGACGCTATCTGACGGACTTTGAGCCGATGGTCAAGAGCCTTGAACAGTTCACCTGCAACCTTGAGCTTGGCTACGGCGGGACCTTCGACTTCCTCGCCATGCTCGACGGCAAGATGACCCTCGGGGACATCAAGACGGGCAAAGGCATCTACCCCGAGGCGCGCTTGCAACTGGCGGCCCTCGGAGCCGCCGAGTTCATCGGCCGGCCGCACGACCCCAAGCGTTATCGCATGCCGAAGGTCGAGCAGTACGTGATTCTCCACGTCCGGCCCGAGGCTTACGCGCGTGGCTATCAGCTCTATCGCATCAACGTCAACGATGCCGACCTCGCCGCCTTCTGTGGCGCGCTCGACATCTACCGCTGGGCCGAGCAGCGCCCGTCGAAGGGCGAGCCCTACGCATTCATCGAAGGAGCGGCGGCATGAACACCGATCACCTATCCCGAGGCTGGGCGCTGATCGCCGAGGGCGCGGAGATGATCTCTCTGGCCTACGCCTCGATTGAACAGCCGGCGGCAGCGGCGGTGCCCCCGACTGCCCCGGCTGACTACGACGACCTCCCGCCGGACGTAGAGCCCGCGCGCCGCGCCGCCGCCCAAACGGGAACGGCTCTGAGCATGTGCCCGCTCCACGGCCAGGCATGGACGGTCAAGGCCGGTGGGATCAGCAAGAACGGCAACCCTTACTCCGCGTTCTGGAAGTGCTCCGAGCGCGACGCCGAGGGCTACTGCCAAGCCAAGCCCGTCAAGGCGTGGGCCGACTCGCACCCCATCCAAGAAGAAGCCGTGGCATGAACGACCTCCTCGGGCGCCTCAAGCGAGCCTACATGGACCGCGACGAAGCGGACCGCCCTGCCTATCTCACCGAAGGCATCACGCCTGACGGGACCATCCGAGCACGTCCGCTGACGATGCTGGACATCCTCGATTACGTCGAGCGCGAGTGTCGCGGCGAGGTGGGGGAGTGACTTACGCCGAACTGCTCGAACGCAAGCGACAGCTCGGCACGGACGATGGGTTTGAGCCGGAATGGATGCCGAGCTTCCTGTTCGACTTCCAAGCATCGTTGGTCGAGTGGGCGATCCGTAAGGGACGGGGGGCAATCTTCGCTGATTGTGGTCTGGGCAAGACACCCATGCAGTTGGTATGGGCTGCCAACGTCAACCGTCACACGAATCGCCCGGTCCTGATCGTGACGCCGCTGGCGGTAGCGTGGCAGACGGTAGAGGAAGGGCAGAAGTTCGGGATCGAGGTCGTTTACTCCCGCGACGGCAAGCCTGCGGGCGACCTGACCGTTACCAACTACGAGCGGCTGCACCTGTTCGACCGCAACGACTTCGGCGGGGCCGTGTGCGACGAGTCCAGCGCGATCAAGTCATTCGACGGCGTGCGCCGGCAGCTGGTGACTGACTTCATGCGGAAGATGCAATACCGCCTGTTGTGTACCGCCACGGCGGCACCGAACGATTACATCGAGCTGGGTACGTCGTCCGAGGCGCTGGGGTATCTCGGTCACATGGACATGCTCGGGCGGTTCTTTATGAACGACCAAGGCAACGTTATCAAAGGTCAGCGATATCGCTGGAGTCATGGCGGGACGTTCGGTAACGTCAAATGGCGGTTCAAGGGCCATGCCGAGGATCCGTTCTGGCGCTGGGTCGCATCCTGGGCGCGCGCGATGCGGCGGCCTAGCGATCTAGGCTTCGACGACGCACGGTTCGAGCTCCCTGCGCTTGAGCATCGCCAGCACATCATCGAGGCGCGCCTACGGGCAGAAGGCACCCTGTTCGAACTCCCGGCCATCGGGATTCACGAGGAGCGGGAGGAGCAGCGCCGCACGATCACGGAACGCTGCGAGACGGTGGCCGAGTTGGTCAAGCACGATCGTTCCGCCGTGGCGTGGTGCCACCTGAACGCGGAGAGCGCCCTGCTCGGGAAGCTGATACCCGATGCGGTCGAAGTATCCGGCTCGGATTCGGTGGAGGCCAAGGAGGAAGCGTTCCACGCATTCAGCAAGGGCGAGGTCCGCGTCCTGGTCACCAAGCCGAAGATCGGTGCATGGGGCCTCAACTGGCAGCACTGCGCTCACATGACCTTCTTCCCGAGCCACTCATACGAGCAGTACTACCAGGCCGTTAGACGGAGCTGGCGGTTCGGCCAGACGCGCCCCGTTGTGGTGGACATCGTGACCACCGAGGGCGGACGCCACGCGCTGGAGAATCTGCAACGCAAGGCCGACCAGGCTGACAAGATGTTCGACCGCCTGGTGCAGCACATGGGCGCTGCCATGCACATTGCGCGGTCTGCCGGATTCGATAAGACGATGGAGATTCCGGCATGGCTGTCCTAGACCAGGAGATCACCGAGCGATACGCGCTCTACAACGCCGATTGCATGGACGTTATGGCGGAGATGCCGGCCGATTCGATCCACCTGTCGGTCTACTCGCCGCCGTTCGCTGGGCTGTACATCTACTCATCTAGCGAGCGCGACCTATCGAACTCCGGCGGCTATAACGAGTTCTTCGAGCACTACGCCATGGTGGTTGAGGAGCTGCACCGGGTAACGATGCCGGGGCGCATGTCGGCGGTGCATTGCATGGACGTGCCGAACTCCAACACCGGCCGCGGCGACTCGCTCAAGGACTTCCCCGGTGACATCATCCGCATGCACGACCGCATCGGCTGGGACTACGTCGCCCGTTACCATGCCTGGAAGGAGCCGCTCACGGTCCGCAACCGGACCATGACCAAGGGGCTAGCCCATGCGACCATCGTGTCGGATTCGTCGCGCTGCTCGGTGGCATCGGCTGACTACCTGCTCATCTTCCGCAAGCGTGGCACTAACCCTGTACCGATTGCGCACCCAAACGGACTAACCGAGTACGCCGGTGAGCGGGAGATTCCGCACGGACTGCACCGTTACAAGGGCTGGACCGGCAACCAGATCGAGAATCGCTACTCGCACTGGATATGGAGACAGTACGCCTCTGCCTTCTGGGATGACGTGCGCCTAGATCGCGTGCTGCCCTTCCGCGAGGCGCGCGACGAAGAGGACGAGAAGCACGTTCACCCGTTGCAGCTCGACGTAATAGACCGCGCGTTAGTGCTGTGGAGCAACCCCGGCGAGCGTGTGCTGACGCCGTTCATGGGGGTGGGGTCCGAAGTCTATGCCGCCGTCCGGGCTGGCCGCCTCGGGATCGGGGTAGAGCTCAAGCCGTCGTACTACCGTCAGTCAGTCAAGAACCTCCGCTCGCTGGCTGATGACCATTCGCAGGAGTCATGGGTAGACCAGGTAGACGCGATCGAGGTAGTCGCATGATCGAGTTCCGCGACTCGTGGCCCTCGCTCGACCGTCTGTGGTCGTTGCGCCATCAGCCGTTCCGTCATCCGCATATGGGCGAGCAGCGCGTGTGCGTCACCTGCTCGGGGCTCTTCACGGCAGGACACTTCCGCGCGCACCTGCGCAGCGAGGCGCACCGCATCAATCGGGGGTGGTGGAAGTGAAGCGCGATCCTGTAACCGCCGAGTTGCGCAATGCCGTATTCGAGCGCGACGGCTTCCGCTGCCTTGCACCCATGCTGGCAGCGCAGCATGACCAGCCGATCGACGACTGCAAGGGCCAGTACGGCCAGCGCGCCTTCCTGGGTGCCTTCGACGGTACGCCGCTGTATGACCTGTCGGCGCTGACATACGAACACGTCACCGAACATGCCGCGATGGGTGGCCGACGCGCGCCGGCCCGAATCGAGCGCGCTCTGACGCTGTGCTGGTTTCATAACACTCAGGGCTGGGCGCAGTCGCACAAGCGGTGGTCGCGCGAGTACCTGCGGGAGCTGTATGCGGAGGCGGTGGCGTGACACTACCCCCACCGGCTGACCTGCTGGAGCTCTACCTTCCCGGCTCCCGCCGCTCCGCGCGGACCGTGCCACAACTGGCCCATGCCATCTACGGCGTGCCGACCGATACCGTCACTGACAGCAACGTCAACCGCGAACGCAGAACCGCCATCCGCAGGGTGCAGGACGCCATAGGCGAGTTACGCCTGCGCGGCGTGCCGGTGTGTGCCGGCGAGGATGGCCTGTGGCGCGCTGAGACGGCCGCAGAGGCGATGGAAGCGTATCGAAGCCTTAGACGTAGGGCGCTGACCCAGATGCGCACTG